TTCTCAGGTATTTGTCTGACAATGGCTTTACTAAGGTGCCAGAGGGTATTCCCGTTCTTATCTTGCAGCAAATGGCCCTTAATGCGGATATTATTTTCCGCCTTAGAGGGTCACTTCTCGGACTCCAGATACTCTGCAATATTTGTACTCTTGGATTCGTGGAAGTTGATACAAGCGATTTCATTAAGGACTTCAAGTATCTTTTGCCGAACTCTACAATTGACGGGTTTATTACAGATTCCAATGACCAAGATACATGGCGTTATCTTATTGACAATAACAAGTTGAATAAGGATAGGAGTCTGACGATAACTATTTCAGGTGGTATAAGAAACGATGCAATTGAGCAGTTCCTTAATGCGGCGGTTGAAGACTACGTGGGATTCCATCCTAATTGCACGATAACGATTCAATTTCAAGATAGCCGTTTCAGTGTATCAGAAGTTTATCACGATTTCCTTAATAAGCGATTTATCAATAGTGGGTCTAATGTTTATAGTTCAAGACGTTCAGCACCTATTAGTGAAGAAGATATTAAAACTATATAAGTATGAGCAAGATTATAGCAAAGGCATTTGATGCCACAAAAAGAGTGGTTAGGGCTGTTTTCATGGGAAGCCCAAATCTTTTCACCACGAGTGATTTGAACAGACAAATTGAAGCGTTCAAGTTCCAACTCGACCAACTTGACAACAAGGTTGGTCTTACATCAGATATTGACTTGGCGGTTCTTCTCAATACGGAGTCGAATCTTCTTTTGGTAACTCCCACATTTACTACGATAGTTAATCGTGGTATGGAGTTTAAGGGGATTACGGGCCTTGTCAGTGGTCAGCAGTTGCAGAAGAGTGGTCTTGATGAAGGAGAATACTATATTTGTGTTGCAGCCAATCAGGAATTGCTGACAAGTCAGGATGATTCGTCTAAGGAAATCTCAGGAGCCTCTTTTGAGGATGGTTCTCAAGCAAATGCTGCAAGTCACTATATAGTGAAGCAGGCATCTTTCCAGATTCTTACTCCAGCAGAACTTGTCACGGCAAAGAGCACTTATGATATTCTCTTTATCCTTATGCGAGTTGACGTGAAAGAAGTAGAAGATGAGGAAGAGGAGGGTGCGACTACACTTGCTTTCACTACTACGAAGTATTATACTCCGGGTATTGAAGAGTCGGCTATTTCAATTGCACGGGATGCGGAGAATATCTCTAAGGAAGCCCGTGAAATTGCCAATAATGCTACGGATGTTTGTAAAGATACTGCAAGAGAAGTGGCCACTGAAATCATGGAAGCAGTGGTTGAAACGGTTAATGAGGCTAATCAGACTTCTCAGGAAGCAAAGACTCTTGCTGATAGAGTATTCCCTCTTGGTGGCATTGCTATGTGGGCAGGAGGTATCACTAATAATGAGGGTGACAGCATACTTCCAGAAGGATTTCATCTTTGCGACGGTTCTCATGTCAACACAACTAATGAGATTTATACGAAATGGGCGCAGATGGGCTATCAAGTTGGAGCAAATCCGGCTATTATTCTTCCAGACTTACGAGCAAAGTTTGTTGTAGGTTATGATTCCAGAAATGCTGCACAGGAAGCGCATGACATCAATGAAGATTATGACCAGATTGGTAAGGATGGAGGTGCTCAAGAAGTTACTCTTACTGCAAGTGAATCAGGTTTGCCGGCGCATAAGCATACTGCTACAAGTACTATTAAGATGAACTCGCAAGGTAAGTATGGTGGAGACCACAGACATAATTGGTTTGGCGACGACCAATTAGCGAATTATGAGGCTGGTTGGGGAGGTTCATCCCATCAACGACTCGGAGAATACGATGCGGGCAGTGAACTTGAAGGAAATAGTCAGAAGTATGATACATCACTAAATGGCGACCATACACATACTATTGAGACTACAATTGCAGATGTAGAAGCCGCCGGTGCTACTGATGCACATGAAAATAGACCTCCTTACTATGTTGTAGCATACATTATAAGGATTTCTTAGCGTGATTTGGAAGTTCTAAAAAACTTTTGTATATTTGTTTTGAATTAATTACGTGAAAGTCGGTAATTTTTATTGCCGGCTTTTATTAGCCCCAAGCAATTGGCAAACCATAATATTTATATTATTATATTAAATAAGTATATTTATGTATATTGGAAGTAATATTGAGGCAACCGAAGCCGAACTCTCCAAGATGGGAATCAATATTGATACTCTTACTGAGGATTTGACTTTACCCAATCCAGAGTATGCAAGTATCGCCCGTTTCGGAAAGGGACGTTTCTATCGTAAGATTCCCACACACATCTGCTACCTAAAGAAAGTTGATGGGAAATATATTATCCCGCGCTATTACATGGGTGAGCCTGAATCAGAGTGGGGAACTTCTGGACGTTTACTTGAATCGGAACACCATATTAAACTCAGAGACTATCAGAAGGAGTTCTTTGAGGAGAACATGAGCACGATAATGAGTAAGACGGGTATTCTGATGGAAGCACCTTGTGGTCATGGAAAGACGGTTCAAGGAATTTATCTCTCCTATATCAGAAGTGTGCAGACGCTTATTATCGTACCTACTTATTATCTTGCGAAACAATGGAAGCAGCGTATCGGTGAATTTACTACGGCTACTTGTGAAATTGTTACGAGTAAGTCCAAGGAGATTCCCACTGATAGCGATTTCACTATTATCGTGGCTGACTTGTTTACGTGTAGGGTTCTTCCCAAGGAACTAATTGATAATGTGGGTCATGTAATTCTGGATGAGGCACATCGTATGGGTGCTGAAACCTATTTACCTATATTGGATGAAATACCCGCGCGTTATAGAACCGCGCTTACTGCAACATTCAGGAGAGCGGATGGGGTGCATCGTATTCTCAAATATCATTTCGGTGAACACATCAAGATGACTAATCGTTTTCCAAGGCCATTTGTTTACGGTGTAAAGACTGAGGTGGTTCTGCAAGGAGTGGTATCGAAGAACAAGCCCCATTCTGCTTTTCTTGAATTTATGGAGAAGTATTACAAGGGTTTCTACAAGTTGCATGAGACCAAAGGCGCAATTGCCTACGATTCCAAGGAGAACAAGAAACTCAGACCACTTGCTGATGACTTGTTGAATAAGAAGTTGCTTACCAAGACTGCCTATCGTGAGATTTGTGCTTGTCTGAAAAGAGGTGAGGAAATGGCGTATGCGACTGTGGAATCCTATCTTAATGACCATGCTGCAAGACGCAAGGAGGTAATCACTATCATCGAGGAGTGCATGAAGGCTGGGAGAACGGTTCTCTTTTTGTCTAAGAGAAAGGACACTCTAAAATCACTGCATAAGTATTTCGCCAAATATAAGCCCATGCTTATTGTAAGTGAGACCAATGTCCGTTCTGATGAAGACGAGGAATATTTGCAGACCAAATGTCCGTTGATATTCGGAGTCAATCAGTTAGCAAAGGAGGGTCTGGACATTGACCGCCTTGATACTCTTATTATTCATTTGCCTATGGCTGATACGGAACAGGCTATAGGTAGAATCTCTCGTTTGTGCGATGGCAAGAAGCAGCCAGTTGCACTTTACCTTGTAGATAAATGTCCGCTTACGTTTGCTACTTTCTCAAAGGCGAAGAAGTCGTTTGCAGTAAATGCGGACTACCAAGGAGATATATTGTTACACCAAGTCAAGGATAAGTTATGAGCAGTGTTTTTACTCCAGAGGATGCTATTAAAAGACAACGGGAAATGCAGGAGTTGCTTAGACCTTTTCATGAAGCATCCGTGAGGGTTATCTCAATGGCTATTCCGAGGTATATCTTCTTTCAAGGGCAATTAAAGGTCACTTACCATTTTAGAACATTACGTGTTCTCGCAGGAATAAGGATTGCTGCAAGAGAAACACTAAGGATTCATGGGTATGATTTGGAGGTCTCAAAATAAATGTGTATCTTTGCACCATCAAATTTAAATTATATGAATGTACTAATAGCAGTCAGTCGTGAGATAAGCAAGTTGGCGATGTTCATTATCATTTGGGGATTCCCGCTGTATCTCTCACGCACGATGGAAGATAATCGGTATTTGTGGCTACTTGTGCTTAGTTTTATTCTTAACATAGGTATGTTCAGCCATTATGAAGACCTTGAGAAAATTGATAGGGCTAATGATTTAAAGAAACTGAAAGATGAGTAAAGCAGAATCTGAAAACAGGAAAATACGTCGCAGATATAAGACACTTGCCCGTAAGGGTCGTGTACGTGAGGAAAAGGAGCAGATGTATGCTGACAACAAAGGACAGTTATACAGGTTCAAGTTTATCGCGCGTATATCCTCTTTTTATAATATATTAGTCGGATGCTTGCATAATGGATTTCCTATTGCGGTTCCGAAGTTGTGGTACAATGCTTGGGCAGTGTGGCCGTTCTTTTTCGTAAAACAGAATCTGGCTCTTGAAGACCCAATTCCCACTCTTAACCATGAGAGGATTCATGTGAGACAGCAATGGGATATAATGGTTACTTTCGCTCCGTTTATATTGGCTCTTTGCTTTTATATGGAATTTAAAGGGATGGCACCATATCCGCTTATAGTTATTCCTTTTCTGCCAACGATACTCTATGGAGTGGCAATGGTGTTTTCCTTTTTCAATCTCAAGAAGCGCGGTGAAAAGATAACATTTCATAGTGTACGTGAGAATACATGGTTTGAACGCGAATCAATAAGTAAGGCCCTCAATTATGATTATCTGCATACGAGAAAGTTTTGGGCGGTACTTGCTTACACAGGTATAGGTCTATTTAAAAATTATGGTATAAAGTAATGGCAAAGTTAGTTTTTGACGCGAGTACTCCAAGGGAACAATATGAAGAGTTGTTCACAATGAAGGAGGGAGACTTGTTCGTAGTTGCTGCTGAGGACTATGAGACAGTCATGGAACGTATCGAAGAGTGTAAACCAGCGGAACGGGACTTTGAAGTATTCCCCGTAAATCCGGGTACAGACACTTATTCTCTCACAGGTCCAGACCATGTTATGATAGTCAAGAATGTTGTAAACGTAATTGGCTGATAATCAGCGTGATTTGGAACTTTCAAAATAAATTCGTATATTTGTAATATCAAAATTAACCCAATCCCACAAACAATGGGTGCGGACATTATTAATCATTTAATATTTATAAGTTATGGTAATCGGAAAAATTAAGCCGACAGCTACAATCGTAGCACAATTCGCAGCAGGTGTTGAAGTTGAAGCAATTCAGCACGAAGGTAAAATGTATCTTCCCGTAGTTGGTATGGGTGAGTTTGCAACCAAGGACACAGGTACTACCCGTACTGCCGAGCCTGCTGCTCCCGCTCCCAAGGGCGAGGACAAGAAACCCGCCAAGGGAGAGTCTGAGAGTAAGAAGTACACTGAGGACGAATTGATGGAAATGGAGACCAAGGAACTCCTCAAGTTGTGCAAGTCTATGGGTATTGACCCCGACGAGACCGAGGGTAAGAACACTAACAAGAAACTCCGTAAGTTGATTCTCGCTGCTCAGGAAGAGGCTGGTGACGAGGATGAAGACGACAAGGACGGTGATGGTGATGCCGACGAGTTGGTTGACCAGATTGGCACTATCCTTGAAGACTTTGACGGTGGTAAGAAGAACAAGAAGAAGACTATCGCTGCCATCTGCGACCTTGGTGATGATGTTGACAAGGATGCTGTGACCGAACTCGTTGAGAAGTTTGAGGACGATGCTGATGCTGACCTCGACGCTATGGCTGAGAAGATTGCCGCCGTAGTTAATGGCGAGGAACCCGAAGAGGAAGAGGACGAGAAACCCAAGAAGGGTAAGAAGTCTGCCAAGAAGGACGAAGACGAGGATGAAAAGCCTGTCAAGAAGGGTAAGGGTAAAAAGTCCAAGAAGGATAAAGAC